CAGATTGACTTCCTGCTGCAGATTCAAGTACAGCGTCTGGACTGATAAAGACAAAGTTATCTGCGTTTGGATCGTATGATAGAACAAAATGCGTTCCTATACCTGCACCAATTGCTGTAGATACAATGTCAGAAATGTCTCTAATGTTTGCCACAGTGTCGTCCGATTCTACAGTAAATTTAACAATGGGTTGACCATCTAATGCTGTATCAGCATGGTCGGAAGTAATACCAACATTGACGATTTGAATTGACATATCATGATGCCGTTGGGTTTACTATCACTTGTCCAGTAATAACTTTAGTTTTGATATCACTGTTGCGATTTATAATCAAAACATCATATTCATATCTTCCTGAAGTAATAATACCAGTCTGAGTATCACTCAGAGATATTGTTAGGTTACCTTTTGCAGGTTGACCGCCATAAGTAGTGGCAAAAGAAACGGAACCAGGAGCACCTGCCCATTTCCTCATCTTACAGGAAAAATCATAAGAAGTTAAATCTAGAGCTGTGTTATCCCTCTTCTTCAAATCAAAGGTAGAAGAAAAGTCAGTACCTGCTTCTATTTGTATATTTACTGAGGGAACTGCCATATTTCTAGATCAGTATTTCTATTTATTCTTTAACAATAATTCTTTCAAAAGAGCAATTTCATTTCTCATATTATCTAACTCTTCTTTCTGAAGTAACCTATGACTTTTTTCTCTAACATAACGATCATATGCAGTCTTATCGGTATTTAAGATTGCACCAGTCTTCTTATCTCTTTCGAGACCTTTGAAGTTTTTTACTTTCATTCTATTTTTCATTAGGTCACCGCCACTGCTCTAAAGTCTAGTAAACAAGGTTCTTCTGCTTGATTAGTAGAACCAATATTAATTTTGATTTGGAATCCAGTAAACTGAGGTAAATTGTCAGCAGACCATTCATACTCAAGATACTGATCCTCAAGACTTGCAGAAACATTTGCGTTAGCAGTAGCGTCATTATTCTTAGGATCAATCATAAATCCAGCAGCATCTAAATTAGCATAGCCTGGGAAGTTCTCAAATACTCTGTCTACTTCACTAGCACCATCTGCCCTCACCAATCTATAGAAACATCTAATATCTGATGTTTCAGGTCTGTACGCAGCAACAAAAACTTTTAGTGATGTTGCAGCATTTTCTAATGGAATGATCTTCGTTACATAAGATAATTCATGAGGATCTTCTTGATAAGTATTAGATAATCTATTAGTAATGTAATTTGAAACAGGTGCGTTCAACTTATTCTGTGATACTGAGATAGAACTTCTAAATGCATCTACAACAGGCGATACATATTGATTTGTTGTAGACATTGTAAGATCCATCGTGAATGACTTAGCTCCTGGTAATTCTAGAAGTTGTGCATTTGCTTGCTCATTTTCATAAGAAACAATCATTCTAGGATTAGGAAACTCAGTCATATTAGTTAGAGAAACATCTTGGAATCCTTGATCCTGGAATGATGTCTCAGAACCACTTATACTTGTACCAGAAGTTGTTCTTGCTCTTGCTGTAAGAGAAGTTCCATCACATGATGTGAATGAAATTGCAGGTGTAAGTCTATCAAACTGAATATTTGATGTTGCTCTACCTCTGTCTCCACCACCACTTTGATCAACACTGAAATTGATATCACCAGGAATATGGCAATGATACTGATCAAATGTTACCTTATCATCAAAAGTATTTGTAACCTCTTGAAGAATATGTTCTCTATTAATCTTACGTAATGAAACTCCTGATAGCTCTGCCTTTTGTATTGGGGCATCAATTTCATAAGTTCTAGCAAACCCATCATCAATACCACGACCAGTAATACCTGTGAGAGTATTATTGCCAATACCAGTATATGCAATCATCTCATCACCTAAAAGTGCATATCCAGGATTGCTTGCCGATACCTGAGAACCCTCAAACATATTGAATCCAGTACTACTTGCAACACTTATATTACCTGTAGAACTAGCAGCGTAACCAACAGTCAATCTAGTAGGTAAAGAATCTCCTGTTATACCAGCAATCTTCACTCTATTCAGTGAAGAGTGCATACTGTGCATAGGATGAGTTACCTTAAATATTTTACCAGAACGTTGATCAGTATTGACAGTAACTGTAGATGGAACAATACCTGTGACAGTTACTCCATATCCAAGAGAACCATCATATACTTGTATTGCATCAGAAGTATTGAAGTCTGCACCACCGACACCTGTCAATAAGAATGCATTAATTCCAGTAGTAAGACCGACACTTCCTATGAAATCTCTACCAAGACCTTTAGTTCCGATAGCAACTGTAAAAGTATCACCTTGAGCATATGCAAGTCCTTCTGAACCTGGTTTGATAGTCATTGCTGTAACTACACCACCAGACACTGTTGCAATACCAACACCACCTGATCCTCTACCTGTGCGTCTTACAAAGGCAACATCATTATAAGTACCATCTTCATATCCAGTACCAGCATTAGTTAACCTTATAGCAGTATTACTTTGTCCAATATGAGATAATCTCTCAGCAACATATCCAAAAGCAGTTGTATTGTTCTGTAATACCTTTTGTCCAATCGCTAGATTGCTGGACATTTTTTCAATAGCAGATCCAATACCAACTAATGTACTCTTAGCATAAGTTTCAATTGGATTATCAGGTAATTGGTTTCTAGCACCCCATTCAGTTAGTCTTGGACTAAACATTTTGAGAGTTCCAGATTCAGTTGTAAAGTTACATCTGTATAATGTATACTTCATATCTTCCATCTGAGATGCTGTCCAAGTAGAAGCATTTTGTGCCTTGAACAATGAACCAAGTTGAGGTTGTTTAGTAATAATAACTTTACCCAATTCTGATTCATTCAATGTTGTGATGTCAGTTTCACCAACTTGTGCAATCCATTGATTGTACTCATCAGTATCTGTAATAACAACTATCGCATACTCTTCTCCTTCTTCTCTGCCAGGTAGGTATACTGGATTGGGGAAGTAAATCCTTGTTGCTATAGAAGCATCATCTGATACATTTACATTTTGAGGATCGACTGTGACAACACCACCCCCAATTATGTTTCTTGTTGGGTAACCATCTGCCATAGTTACAATTCTTACTGAGAGAGGAATTGTTTCTGATCTAGACTGGAAGTATAAATCAACAGCACCTAGGAATATACCAGGTTCTTCTTCAACAAAGAAACTTTGTGCTAAAGGATCATCATCATCATTATTCCAAACTGGTACTTCTACTCTAACTTCTCTTATAACCTCAACATATTCAACCCTATCAACATATTGAATAACGGGTACAGGTACAGGTACTTCGACGTATACAGTGTTGGTTTGTACATCAACAACTGTTTCAACAACCACCCTTTCCTCAACAACTGTTTCTATAACAGTTTCATATACAGTGTTAGTATGATGGTGGTGAACATCATTTACAACTTCTACCTCAACCTCACGAATAACTTCCTCATAAATGATTTCTGGTGGAGGTGGTGCAGGTTCAGTTCTAGTCAGTGTTGTTTCTGTTATTTGTCCACCTTCTGAAAAGAAATTAGCAGCAGCACGACTAAAGTTTACACCTGGCAATTGTTCTTGTGGACGTAAACTAGTAAGTATTGCTGTGCTTTCTCCGTTTTCAAACTCAAAACCTGGAATATAAAATGATCCAAGTGCAGCACCTAAGTCATCACTAACTATTCTGAGATTATTGATTTCTGCTTCAGCACCACTAGTTTCTCCAACCAATCTCATTCCAATATCAGCTTTACCAAAGAAGGAACCGTCTGATTTTTGATTTAGAGATGAAGTGTCAATATTCAGAACTGTTGATGTTTCTGAGTATGATGAAGAGAACCCAACTGTAGGTTCATATGGGTTTGTGTTTACAAATACTGTAGGTGCATTATAAGGACCACCTTTATGATTTGGTTGTGCTAACCTAAATCTAAGTTCTGTTGCTTGACTGGTTGTCTGTGTAGTAACAACTGATCCACGTATAGTCTCACCTACTTGGAAAGAACCTTGAATAGGAGTTACTTCTAAAAGTTTTGGTATAACATAACTCCTATTATCAATCATGTCAATTCCTTGGAATGTGACATGGTGTTCTGTAATTGGTTTTAATCTTGTTCCAACAAATTCAATATTTTGCTCCCTCATATTTGGAAGCAAATCTGTATCAAAAATAACATCATTTACATAACCAAGACCACCATCCTCTACAACTGATACTCTATCAACATATATGTCACTAGATGGGTTTAGAGTTAGATTGCCCTGCCAACTACGCCACATATATGGGTTGACATTTTCAACTCTACTCGCAAGAATTTGATCTTGATAACCAATAAGATCATAATTCAATGTCAATAAATTACCAGTTCTTCTAATATTAGTTGAACCTAAATCTTGAACATATCTTGCATCAATTGTAGGATCTGGATCTTGAGTCAATCCTATAAGTTCATTAGATCCAACTAAAAGATCAATAGAATCAAAATGTTTTACTGGACACAAAGTTCCTCCATTAACCTCATATTTCAAAGAAGGTAATGACCTGTCAGCAACATCATAGTTGTTGAAAGGGTCTACAACAAATCCATTCTTGAACCTATCAAGTCCTGTATCTGGATCAGTAATAACCAAACTTTGTGTGGCATTCTCTAATAAAGATAGTGCAGTGATCTCCTCAATATTTTCAATACGAGTCTCAAGATCACCAATATCTTTCATAGTATAACGTTTGTTAGATCTGAAAGTAAGTTTTACATCTGTTCTAACATCGTAAACATATGGTTTATATTCTATTAGTGCTAATTCAAATGAATCGGGGACAGATTCTGGTTGTACTGGATGTATAGCAGGAGTACCTTTCTTTACAGTAAACGTACTATTTTTATTCAGGTATAATCTATCAGTTCTACCAAGATAGAAATTGTAATCAAATACTATATTCTCATCAGATACAAGAACATTAGGTACTGCTTGTCCACCACCACTAAAGTCTCTCGAATCAAATTCAAATGGTGATCTAGTTCCAGAATCAACAAATGGAGCTACTCTTGGTCTTAGGTCAATAACATCGGTATTTCTTATATTATTATAACTAGCAACCTTATCATAACGATCTTTACTATAACTATTTGCAGTACATACATCACCAGAATCTTCAGAATTTATAGTGTAATAATCAAAGAATATCTTAAGTTGTCCTTGTGGTGCAGGGAATCCTTGCTTCCTAACAATACGTCCAAAGTCATAATATTCTGCTCTTTGTCCAGGATCAACTATAAAGTTATTTCTAATGTTTTTATCACCAGATGTAATTTGAGTTAGAGAAGCCTCAACACCAGATTCTTGGAATACAACTGTCTCAGTTTCTTTGAATCTATTAGTATTTTTGAAGCATACATCAACTTTAGTTGTGCCATTTCTTGCAAGAACTACTGCAGATGCACCTGTACTCTTACCAATACCAACTTCACCTAGAATAAGATCTGAGTTATTTCCACTAGGACCAGTAAATGATGCTAATGTTAGTGCTGGAATAGTTGGTGCTCCATTACCTGCTGCTTCATATACAGCATGGACTTCGACAATATCTGGATAATCCAAAGATAAAGTCATATCCTGAACTCTCTTACCCCAGATATCACTTGGATCCAAACCATCTTCAATTGAAGTTGTAATACCAGACCACTCCCTATCAGATCCAGTAATAGTAACTGATTGAGATCTAACAACTGTTTTTTGCTTAGACTTGACTTTATCCTTCTGTTGAGTTGAATGTACTACAACATTAGTCTGAGATGCAGTAAGACCTGATAATGTAACACCTTTACCGCCATTAGTAAGTGCAAACTGATCACTTGTTAGTGTTTCAATTGTTCCATTAGAATAGAATACACTATATCTTTCCTCATCAAAAGGATCGTAAATATAATCCGTTCCTGTCAAAGATGGTAAATCCATCTGACCACTACCATCTGTAGCTTGACCAGTATCTTCCTTTCTAACTTTTATAACAGAGTCTGTAAGATCTATAGACTCTACATTACTATGTGGTAGTTGTGCATAGAGGAATCCACTAGAAGATCCTCTTAGATTGGATGCAACTATTTCAACTCCACTTACTGTAACAGAAGATGTTGGAAGATCTTTATCACATACACCACTAACATCATCAGGTGCAGCAGATAGTGTTAGACTAGAAGTTCCAACTACAGATACTACGTTATAAACTGGATCAGAGATACCAGATAATTGATATCTAACTATATCACCTACCTTGAATCTTGAATAAAATCCACCAATAGCAGACGTTACAGTAGAAATTCCAGGTGAACCTGAACCAACAGAAATATTTACTCCACCAGCACCAAAATTATGTCTTGACTCTAAAATTACATCAGCAGCAAATGTTCTACTTGCAGCAGTAGATCTAATTGACTTGACATCTGAAAGGTCGTAATTAGTAACACTAGTTACAATTCTACAACCCATTCCCTTCCATGATTCATGAATACCATTTATTGCAATGGTTTCATTTACTATAAAAGTACCTGTAACTTGATGTAGTTCCAACTCAAAAAGACTAGATCCACCTGTCTTCAAGAAACCACTTGCTCCAGACTGCATACCTTGAATGAAAACAGGAGTAGAGATTGTAAGACCTTGGTTAATACCTATTTTTCCATCAGTTTGTATATCAAATAATGACGCTTCAAATACACTGGTGTCTCCAGTATATGCAGCATTTTGAAGTTTATAATCATATATTCTTGCTTTACCAATACTATTACCAGCAGCATCAGATTTAGTTGAACCTAATCTTGCATCACGTAAATCAACATAATCGGAATTAGAAGCAGCTAATTTTACTTGAGGACCATTTAAAGTGTTGTTTACTCTTAGAATATTTCCTGATTGGAAAGGTATGGCATTGCTCTTGACAAGTTGTGTTGTTCTTGGTTTTTCTATATCAATAATCCTAGATCCAACTACTTCACACTCAAATCCTTTTACATATGCTTTACCAGGACCAATCCTAAGATTCATTAAATCTTTTGATGGTACGTTACCTTTATATGTTTTTTCTTCTGCAAAATAAGTTCCAAAAATACTATACCTATCGTTTAGACATTCTGTAGGAGTTAGACTAAATCTATTGACATAGTAATCTCCACTTTCATCGTGTGTTCTTCTAGCAAGTTCTTTTGCTAATTCATTATATAATGTTTTATCTACAATCTTTTCTTTTTTACCTACTTTAGCTCTAAACAACTCAATAAAATTTTCATCATTGAAATCTTGAGGTTGCTTTTTAGTAAGTACTAAACTAATTTTTAGTCTATCTGCACCAGGAGCAGTATAGTTAGAGAAACCAGCAGCATTATCATATAAACTATCATCATCAACAGCAGTAACAATCTCTTCCTTTACAAGGAATCCTACTCTATATGATGGTCTATTATCATACTGATCTAATATAATTGTTTCTTGTTGAACATCAACAAATGCACCACGAGCAAAGAAAACACCCTTAGTTATTGTAAATGCTGATCCAATAGCAGTTGCACCACTAGGAATACAGTTAGCAAAATCAGAACCTGATGTAATAGTGGTAGCACCATAAACGAAAGTAGATAATGAAATAAGAGTTTCACCATCTAAGAATTTTTCAGTCTTACCATCAGTACCACTTCTTTCATACTTGATGTATAATGTAGTATGATTTGTAATCGACTGTGATGCTGGAAGAACTTTCTTTACTGTAGCAATAACACCAGAAGTCTTTCCTTTTATCCTCAGATTTTGTAAAGCAGCAAAATATAATTCTACAGGTATACCAAAAAATGTAGACTCAACTTTGACACATGTGTATTCATTATCATAATGAACAGATCCAGGAATAACCACGGATCCTTCCTTGAACATATGACGACCAAACTTTTCAACCTGATTCTGTAAAATCGATTGTAAAGTTGTTAGTTCTCTTGCCTGTACTGGAGTTCCAGGTTTGAATAATACTCTATTGAAGTTCTTCGATGCTTCAAAATCATCAAAGTATGGACTCGCATTTAGATTGGTATTTTGTGGCATTGGGTCAGAACTCTAATACGATTTTGATGTCTTCTCGTTGGTTTGTGGCTCTCATAACTTCTGGTCTGTTATCAATGTATATTATATCCCCAGAATGTTTTTTAATTTCTGGTTCAGCAAGACCATTTGTAAATGATTGTCCAAAATAATATGTCTTAGAATTTACTATTGTTGATACTCCAACAAATCCTGTGTCAATAGTCAACGTTTCTGTTCCCGAAGTAGTTGCTACAATGAGACTTGTAGAACCCCCAGATCCAGGAGTGTTATTGAACTTATTTAGACTGTAACCATAAGTAGGTTTAGTACCAGCAGAATTATCTGTAGCAAGACTTCTATCTTGCCAATATCTCAACACCTGTGTTGTACTATCGTAAGATACAATTTTACCGATAGCAGTTGATCCAACACCAACAGTTTGTGTTATTGTTCCATCAAGTGATGGTATCAAAGATGATGCTGCAGCACCTTCTACTTTTATAGCAGGTATATTGACAACTGAGGATGCTGTTAGTAAATTAGTACTACCATTCTCTAGTGGATTTTTTAGAATACCTATACGTGCAAACTGGTTTCCTGTTGGAAAGTCTGGGTTTGTTACGTCAGCATTCTCAATTCTAGAATAAACAAGAACCTTATTCGATCCAAGTTCTCTATAAACATCACCACCATGTCCACCTGGAGGTGGAATAATTACTGAGAAAGAAGCACCAGCACCAGTAACAACAGAATCTAAATCTAAAGTTGCAAAAGAATATCCAGATCCACCATTCGTTACCTGAACAGTAGATGGTTTACCATTCAAGAAAGTAACAGATGCTAAACCACCGTCACCATCTCCTTTGATAGGAACATTATTCTTTGTACCATTGAATTGATATGCAGCATCAGTTACATCTTCAATTGTGATAACTTCGATCTTACCATCAACAGCAGCATTTCTTACATCAACTACATCAGTATTATTTACCCAATCTGTTGGCACAGGCATAAAGTTAGCACTGTCAAATTTGAGAATTTCTGAAGGTTTTATAGTATAAAGATATTTCCAAATATAACCATCACTTTCAAGTCTAGGTTGAAGATCGGTATGAGTTGGTTGTTGCAAAGAAACAATTCCTTTTCCATTGTTTGATGGAGCAGAACCATTGTATATGCAACTATAAACTCTATAATCCTCATTCATTACATAATAATTTGAGCTGTATAAACTACTAGAACTAGTTTGTGGACTCAATCTATTGATGCTATAATCGTGACGATACATCTCGTATATCGTACCACTTGTCCAAGAAACTTTATTTACAACTCTTAGAATGTCATTAGATGTGACTTTTTTGGCAGAAATAAGAGTATCATAGATGTCATCATACTGATCAAAATTATCCACTGGTGATGGAGTATTTGTATTCCAATCCGTTGCAACTTCTGTTGCATTAGGAAGTCCTATGAAGACATAATAACTGTTATCAGTCGTCGAAATTCCACTTACGAAATTTGACGCATTCAGTACTCTAATCTGATCCGTGATGACGGCTGGCATTATTTTGAAACTTTTTGTTTATTTATGTGTAATCTAAAGATAATTTAGTAGACCTCTGAATTTGAGGTGCAGTTGACAACCCAGTTAATCCATTTGAGGTGTTGCATGTATACGCTGCACCAATAGCAGAGCATGTCCATTTAGTCCAACTATAGTTACCATAGTTATTACCTTGACCAGAATTAAGTCCAACTGTAATTCCATGGGAACCCGTGTAACGGGTCTTGACACGGACAGTTTGACCAATACCAGCAACAGAATGTACTTGGTAAACACCATCACAGAACTCAGTACCAACACCAACAGCAGCAGTATTAGCAGCATTACGTGCTGCTACTCCAGTTCCAACATTGGAATTTGAAATTATAAAGTAATCATTAGCAGCAATGGTACTAGTTGTCTTGCCACCATATTCAGTTACTCTATGTGGAGAGTTCAATGGCATATGGAATTCAAAGGTTATATAAGAACCTTGAACACCTACTCCAGTGAGAATACCATCATCACCAGTACAACTTGCACCAGTAATAACTGTCTTAGGATAATTGAATCCTGTGCTTCCAAATCCTGTATTGTCTTTATCAGTATCAATAATTTTCAAAGTCAAATCAGTAGCATCTGGTTCTTCAGTTCGTTTGAATCCAATGATACCTGCATCTGTATAGAACGTAGTAGCATTTTTAGCAATATCTTGAATTATACGTGCAGCAGGATAAACCTGACCAACATACAAATCTCTTGCTTTACTTACTACTACACCATCAACAAATTTATCATTCCTTTGTTTAGACCAAGAGATTGGTCTCAAAGGTGTCTTAGAGGAACTAATTCCTGGACCTCTGTATAGGGTAGTCTGAATTGTATCTCTAGAACTGATATTTCTAACAATACGTTCATCCTGACCTGCTTCTGGATTACTATTGATATTAATAATATCTCCAGTCTTCAAACTAGGAGTAGCAGTCAAAGTTCCTACATCAGTATCAGTACCCCTGTAGAATAATATTTGAAGTTTAGCACCTTTTTTAGGTGGTTCTGTAAATGCTATTTGAGTACCACCACTATAAGTATATGATACACCTGGTTCTTGAAGAACATCGTCTAAGAATATCAAAAGACTATTTTGTATAATAACGGGAACACCAATATCTTTCTCAAAACTAATAGCTGCTCCATCCTCGGTTAAAGTAAATACTGTTCTAGCACCATCAAAATCATCTGAGAAATCATCTAAAATCTGTAGTTTACCTAACACCCATCCAGAGAATTCATCATCCATAGTATGCTTAACTTTGAATGAAGTTGGTAAGAATGCTGCACCAGCAAACTTATGATCATATCTACGGTTTACAGGAGAGAGACCAACTTGGAAAGATACTGTTGTACTACCTACCCCAACAATAGTAGTGCTTATACCCGAAACAGGATCAGTTGATCTTGGATACTTATGAAGAGATGTATAACTATCTTGCGAACATGTGAATCCAATACATTCATTTTTTAGACTCACGCCCATACCAACTGTCAAAGTATGAATACCAATAGCAACAGTTAATATACCAACATTTGCATTATATTCTGCAAATTCAATTTTATATTCATCACCACTAATAACATCTATAAATCCTTTCTCAATAAGAGTTGGATCAGTATTGATACCACTTTGAACAGTTAAAATTTCACCTACACTATATCCATATCCCACATTTGTCAATTCCCAACCTTTCATTTGAGTAAGTAAAGTTGCATCTAAAGCAACTGATGCTCCTATACCTGTCAAAGAACTTACTAATGCAACGTCATCATATCCAATAGGAGAATCAAATTGAACGTCAGTTGGTTTATTGATAACACCACCACTACCATATGTTGTTGCAACTGTATGTACACCTACATTTACAGAGAACTTTCTTACACTTGGTACAATCTCAACAACTCTTGCTCCTTGATAACCAACTTCATCTGGGAATGGGAATGAATATGTTGAACTACCATCACTCATATTGATACCACGCAATACAACCCTATCACCAACTGCTAAGTTGTGATTAGCAGATGTTGTTACAGTCATGATACCTGAGTTTATATCATGAATTGCATTTGATACTGACTTATAGTAGTATCCAGAACCGTCCTCAGTTATATCAATTGTTTTTATATGACCGACTTCAGTTGTAAATGTACCAGCAGCACCTGTAGTTGCACCACCACCTAATACTTTGAATTTGTATGTAGTCTCATTATTATTTCTATATCCACTACCAGTGAAACCCATACCAATACTTGATACAACTCCTGATGAGTTGATTACAGCACTACCAACACCAACAACTCTTGGTTGATATCCATATCCATTCTCCCATTCGTCAATACGTGTAATAATACCTCTCCTAGGTAAATTATTAGAGTTTACATCAGAAGTGCTATATGTCTCTGTTTCTTCTGTACTCTCATTACCAGTAAATGTTATCGTAGTTATACCAGTAGAAGCATCACCATCTAAATTATAATCTATGCCTGGTCTTTGGAAAATATTGTTTATCAATATAGGTCCGAAATCGGTAGATATACCAGTGGTATTGACACCAGCACTCTTTAAGGTAAATGTCTTACCTATTCCAGTAAATCCTAAAGAAATATCATCTAAGACAACATTATCATGATAATCAGATCTAGTGAAAACTCTACCTTGAAATGAACTACCGTCAGTAGAATCAGAAAGTATTATTTTATGAGTTCCAATACCAGAAGTTGTTAGGTCAATAGATTCTCCAGATAAAGCTTTTCCTTTATTATCTGCAAATGAGAAGTTATTTGCAGAATTTTTGATAATGAAATATTCATGGTTTTCTTCTAATGGTCTCGGTGGATCAAGAGTTCTAAGTTTCACTCTCGTACCAGTTTCTAAACTATCTGATAGTAAGTTAAATGAGTTTGATGTTATATCTATGGTTATAGATGATATTCCTATTTCTTCTCTATTACCACCATAAGGCACATCTGAAAAGAAAATTCTATCATTTATAATATTATAATCACCACCTAGCAAATGTATAGTATCACCAATTTGATGAGCAAATTGTTTTGTACCCATCCATGCACGATCAACTAAAACTTTATTAGGAATACCATCAACCCCAATAATTTGGATACGCATTATCTCATCATTAACTCTTATCAAATCATATCTACTAAAATTACCTGGATCATTGAATAAAATTTTCGTACCAATTATATTATTATCACATGTAGTAACAGTACCAGGACGTTCATAAATTGGAGATTGGATGACATTATCTATTACTACTAAACACTTACTATTTTGTTTGTCTGAAACAAATTTATGTGTAGTTCCTATACCGACAGTAGTCAATCCTATAGGTAAATTATTAGCAGCGTTTGCAGCACTAACTGCAACTTGAAATTTATCTTCAGTAACTTCAATTGCATATAAATGTATTGGTAATGTAGTTGCAGCACCAACACCATTCAAACCATGTTGTATACCAACTGCAGTACCATTAGTTGCATCATAAGCAATAGGTTCACCAGTCCTAAAGTAATGATTAGTCATTATAAACTGATCTTCAGTAACATCTACTACTGCAGAATCACTAGCATCAAACGTCTTGGCAAAAACAGGTACACCTCTATGAGTCAAATTGAATGACTGCTGAAAGGTTTCTGTTGCCTTACCAAATTGCTTATTTACTGATGCTAACTTAAACGCCATTTATAAGTCTTTTGAGATATTTAGAAGCCAACCTCAGTGTTACTTGAGAGTGCGTCTGGTTTGTCTATTCTTAATTCAGCAACTCTAACAATATATGCTTTGTTAGGTGCTGGTGTAAATTTCACTTGGGTATTATTTCCAGAAGCAACAACCTCGGTTGCACGAACATCTCTTTGTGGATTTGGAATATTATTTTCCGCACCAATAGTTGAGATACCTGTAGCAGTTGATAGGTTATTGAACTTACTGTAGTTTACAGTACCCTCATAATTATTTGCTGTGACTTGATAATACGAATATGCATTATCTGTAGTATTTTCTACTTCAATTGAATACTTAGATGTAGCAAAGGTTTGTGAATCTTTTTCAGATATTACAACAGCAGTAGGAGATGCTGCAGCAGCAATTTCAGTTCTTCTAGAATTCAATTCAGTATCACCAATCCTATATCTTGTAGTAGTAAATCCACTATAAGATACGTGAGTATCAACTCCAACTAAAGAGGTTATTGTAGAGACTGTGACTCCTATACCTGCAACAGGAGTATATTCTAATCTAATAACACCACTAGCATGGTTCACTGCAAATGTTCCTAGGTTAGTTCCAGAATCCATTTGACCAAAATTACTATAATCACATGCAATTGTTCCTGATGCTAGGAATGTAAATTCGTCAATTTCTTTTTCATTTGGTCCTTCTGCAGAAATAACAACACTACCAGACCTAAACTTAGTACTGTCTATTTCATGGAGTACTTGTACTACTGGAGAACCTGATGCAGCAATCGCTGATGTCATACCAACTTTCTGTATTAGACCAGCAGCAGTGGTTCCCACACCAACAGAATCTGGAAGTACTTCCTTGAAGAAAGTAATATCAACCTCATGATCGGGATTGACAGGTGAAAAACTAACACTAAGAATACCACCTGTTATAGAAGCATTGAATTCTCCTAGATCGAAAGAATCTGATAATTCAGCATACGTGTTCAAAAATGCTTCACTTTGGTCATGAGTTACAATAAACTCACTGTATTGAATAGAATTATATGTTATACCTAAAGAAGTATCTAATACTACCTGTGCATAATATTTGACTGCTGAAGTTTCGTTCGTATCAAAACGATCTAGTTCAAGAGATCTGAATATATTTGGATCAGTATAGAATTGTTCAGAAATATCATCAAGGTCTAAAACTCTATTGCCCTTACATTGAATTGCTTCACCAAATCTCTTAGAATTAAAAACAACTTGTTTACTAGAAGTTCCAGTAGGATTAGTATTCTCTGAGATAAGATCCCAATCAGATCTTTTCTCTAGATCTATATGACTATCAATCTTTACTATACCACCAGTAGCAGTAGTTATACCTGGAGATACTGAAGCTGCTTCAGATCCTACAGAAGGAATCAATAAGTCAGAATGTTTTTTGAATCCTCCAATATGTGCTAACGAATCAACTGGTTCACCCCACGAAGAAATACCAACTTGAGATTTTAGTGAATATGAGAAGTGTTGATAATAATCATTATCTTGTAATCTTTGATAGAATTCTGATAATTTACCACTATCACCTTCCCATCCGAATCTTCTAGAAATTGTACTATCAATTTCAAAGTTTCCAGTAAATGATTCCATAGAATCAATAGTACCAGAAGAACGAGACAATTCTCCAATTATTTTATCACCAGTATTGAATCCAACCAAACTATCAACACGTAACACATTTATTGATTTTCCTTCACCTGCAATCAATCTTGCTTGTGCGTTATTATTTCCTATAATAGCTTCATTGTTATTGAAAACTCCTTGTTCTAGGTTCAATTTGAATTGGGCAATATCTTCGATATTTGTTACTGTTCCAAATTTATTAAAGTCATCATATCCCAACTCCTCATCAGGTTGATAAGATATTGTTGCTTGATCAGGTTGTCCGTAATTGGTAGTAACCCCAGTTATAGTAAATGTTTGATACTTATGGTCTGCTGAATTGTATCCTTTACCAGAACTAACACCTACGTTCTCAACAAAAACTTCATCTCCAACAGTGAACGGCATTGGGAACGTCGTAGTAAACCCTGCTGGAGGAGTTTGTAATCTAAGAGTTGCATTTGGACTGGAATAAGTAGCAGTAATAATACCAACACCATTAGTATTATCAATAGCAATCAATTCATTATCAGAACTACTTAAGTTACCGCCACCATTGACAACAGTAACTTTTTTGACACCACCACCATCTAATTGTGATAAAAATTCGACATCAGAAATTATCTTATCGGATTTTCTATTGTAAACTACAAGGTTTGGAGGTGAAAGATAATTTGTACCTACAGAAGTAATACCAACACTATCAATACTAAAGTTATCTCTTAATCTGATAATACTTGGTACTATTGCAGATGGATTCAAAGTAGGATCTGAAGGATAATCAAAACCATAATCAACAATATCAAGTTTATCAATAAGACCTATTCTTGCACCAGAAACCCTAATAGCACCTGCAGCACCAGTTGTAGATGCTACAGAAACTTCAGGGATATCTTTGTAAGAAACACCACCTGATGTCAATAATGCTCTTCCTAAACCTCCACGTTGTGTTGAGGAATTGGTATTATATGTAATGTAAGCATCTGTAGTATACCCAACTCTTTCAGGAATAAATTTCAAATTATATTCAAATGTATTATCTGTTGTAGTAGTAATACCAAATCTACCACTAAATTTACTATCCTCTACAATTATTTTAGAATAATTTGTAATATCTTTATCACATTCAATTACCTTAGTATCACCAATAGGTTTGAATGTATAATACAATATGTTAGGAACTTCTGGTGTAAAATGAACTTCTGTCTTAGAGTTCATATTACCTGGTACAGCAGTAGTTTGTATTTCTATTGCAGATACACCAGAACCAACAAATTCTTTTGTAAATGATTGATCTTTATAAAAACATATTTTAGTATCTAATAAAGATGGATCTGAAGTATCAAATCTAAGTTTATCTCCTTTCACCACATTGATTGGTGGGTTTACAGACTTAGCTGCACCAACACTCACATTTGATAGATTGATAAATCTTGTTCCTTCGTCATACGTTGCATATAAAGCACTAGTAGCAACAGAAACCACATTTATATCAACCGTATCAAACCTCTTCATACTATGAACACCAACAGTAGTACCAATAACATCCACTACTCTTAGTTTACCTGTAATATTAGATCTATTAGTAATAAAGTTATGAGTATTACCAATACCAATGTTTCCTGTATACATCACCCGTTGCAAATCAGATGATATACCCGTTCTAGTGGTTACTAATCCAACTAGATCATTACTAATATTTTGAACAAATACACTTGATGGTAATGGTGCTGTGAATGAAGTGTTCACTCTCTTCATAGCATCAGTTTGATATGTCAAAGACGTACCAGCACCAGGACTATAAGTTAGTTCTTCTCCATTTCTAAATCCATGATCAGGAATGTATATTGATCTAGTTGGAATAAATTTGTCACCTGTAGGAGTAGAAACTGTTGTACCAATACCTACACCAAAAGTAGTACCACTACCAACTATAGTAGTAGCATCAAAATAAAGTTCTAATTCTTCTGCTGCAGGTAACTTTTGAATAGATTCTATTTGGTATGTAAATTTCCTTTCCAATCTTTGAACTGGTGTGGTAGCAGTATGTGCTGCAGCAACAGTACCATTCTGTGCTCTCAAGAAAGTAACTCTATTAGTTGTTGAATCTAATTGAGTTACTTTCAGTTGTTCATTTTCTATTGCAACAAAGTCATTGATAGAAATTATTTTTTTATCTCTAATATCAAAGATACTATCAGTCAAAGTAACAGAAGTAGTCAATCCTACAGAAAGCATATCTGTACTAAGACCAGAGTTTACAGTAGCTACTCTTATTTGCGGTTTTAGTTGAAAAGCAGAATAATCTGTATTGTTTACATCATAAACCGATACGATAGATCTATCGGGTATTTGATGAGGTAACGTTGTAATACCTATTACCGTATTACCTAGAGAACTAAATCTTACGTTTTCAAATTCTCTAATTCTAGTTGTAATAGAAGAAAGTCCAGGTCCAGTAACCTCTATCAATTCTCCAATTGCACCAAATCCTTGAGTATTGGTATTGTCAAACACCAATTTATCACCTACATTATATTCAAAACCATCTCGTACAATATGAATACTATCTAAAGATCCAGACTTAGTATTGGTAATTTTAGAATTTATATTTGTATTCCTGCTACCATTAGTTACAAAGGTATATTCGGAAATATTATATGGTTCCGTATTTCTACTATACGAATCAGGAGCAATATCTTGATTAGACTTATAATCTAAATTGAAACTACTTGGTTTAGAATGATAGGTATCTCCTATAACATATGGAAAAACAGGTTTTCTTACACTATCAAAAGGATCTAATGGGTTTTGTGTAGTCTGTTCTTCAACAGTAGCATAGTATGCATATATCCCATCTGGATAATCTGGAGTAACAGCAAACCTACCATTATGTTGATCTAAATCACCATAACCTTCAATGTACTCGAAGTCTTCTACAAAGAAACCAGATGGATACTTAGATAAAGGAGGACCATCTAATCTAGCAACATCAGAAATTTTAGAGTAACTAGATGTAAGATATCTTTCTTGACCACCAACAATACCAACTGGTCCGTATATTGGATGACCATCATATGCCCACCCAATAATAGGAGAATGCTCTACACCATCATCACCTAAGTAATCTCTTAGTTTTCTTGGTACGTAGTAATTTACATATGGATTTCCTAAATTAACATCCGTTGATACCTCTAAGAATCCATCATCATCTTTTACATCCCCATATTTTGCTAACTTATTGACTTGATTGACTGTCCATTCTTTTATGTTCCCAGATAAAATTGCATTTTTACCAGGTGTTTTTAGACTTATAGTAGTATCGGTAACTGTATATCCAATACCTACATTGATAATATCAATCTTAGTAACAACTCCATTTGATACAGATGCTTGTGCTTTAGCACCAACACCACTACCTTTTATGATAACATCAGGAACACTAAAGAATTGTTGTCCACCAGATTGAATAATAACTTGATCAATCTTACCATTTTCAATTATTGGACGAATATATGCATTTTCACCCTCTACAATTTTAACATTTGGTTTGAATATATCGTTTACAACAGTAGATCCAAAATCAGTACCAGCATTCTCAATATGAATTCCAGTCAAATGTCCTCTAATAACTGGAGTTGCAGTGGCATTGTCTGTAGAGATTCCTTGTCTACCACTTATAACTACAGAGATTGGTGGGTCTTGGAACGTATGCACACCAGAACCAGTGGTTGTAAATCCAACAAAACTTTCTAATTTCTTATCAGTACTTACTCTAAAATTATTATCATCAATCTTTATTGCATAATATTCAGTGCCACTTGTTAGACCACCTATTACATCATCTGCAGAATACTTTACTAAATCCCCTGATAAAAAACCATGACCTTTGATATTTACACTATCTGTAAACGTATTGATACCTGCTATTTTTGTAGTATTTGTTCTATTCTTGTAAAGACCAGGATTAGTTACGACAATCTTATCAACTTTATGTCTTCTATCCTTACTAGTAAACTTATGAATACCACCACCATTACTAGTAAGATCTAGTGTTCCGATACCAGCAAGTGCATCTACCTGAGTATCAGAAATATGCATTTCCCAGTCATTTAGTTTGACTACGTAATATGGAGAATTTTTTACTAAGTTACCTGGTGTTGTTCCTATACCAATAGGATCTGTATTTGAAGTATCGTATATTATTTCTTCACCATGCTTGAATCCATGAGGTTCTGGGAATACAAACCTATCAGTAAATGTATTGACAATGCTTCCTTGAGTTGTACTATCAAAACTGGTTTCTTGATGAATAATCTTCATCTGAGCAAAAGCACTAGAAGTCGTATCATTACCACCAATAATAGAAACATTAGGTGTTTCTAAGTAATCTAATCCAGAAGTATCCAGATTTATTTCTCTTATAGATCCCTCTACGTGAGCAATAGCAGAACATCCAGCTCCAGTATGTCCAATTTGTGTAACTGATAATCTAGGAGAATTGATAAGATCATAGTCTTCCCCAGAGTTTAGAATATCAATAGATTCTATAGGACCATAAAAAACCTTATCAGTTGCTTTATAAGAATATACTTCTACACCGTTTGCAAATAATCCAACTCCACCCTGAACAGTTTTTATCTTCTTATCACCAAATGTAGGAGAATCAAATTTTCTAAGTAACTTTTGTGCTCCTAAGTTACTGTTTGCAACAACTTCTGGAGTTAGAGTATGAGTAGTTGCACTTGCTATGTCTGTTGCAGTAAATGCATCAATATAACGAGCATTACGAACGTTTTCTAACGAATATGCTAATGCAACCTTATTTGCATCTATTTTCTTGAGATAATATGGTTGACCTTCTTCAAGATTGGTTAGTGTACCTATACCAGCAGCAGTATTATAAACAACCAACTCACCATCATGAAAATTGTGATCTATAACTTCAATAGTCGATCCTGCTTCATTTATACTAGCAACAAATGTTCTCTTTCTGGTTTGCGGATCAATACTCCAATGAGGTAAGCTATTAGAAGCAGTATAAACACATTCATTATCATCACTATAGGTATTCTGTATATCTGCAGTATATCCATCAACAGTTGTTTTTATTTTTCTTCTAATAAAATACGTTCTAGATGAATCTAGTTGTCCTGTACTTACAACTATTTGTTTATTTGTAGGAAGACTACTAACCGTGCCTTCTTGAACATTATCATCATCATCAACAACATCAAGTGTATCTCCAATATAAAAATTATGCTCATTGACCAAATCAATTTTATGACTCTGACCACCTAAATGAACCCATCCCAGTATATTATGGTGTGCAGCAGTATTGTATATCCAAGATGAGAATCTAAGATCTTTTTGTTCAATACCTAGTGTTTTTACATTTACAACAGCATTTCTTTGTTGATTATTTGCATTACCAACAAACTTATTGATAACACCCAAAACATTCATTCTTACTGGTTTAGTAAGATCACCCTCTTCGTATGAATATACTTCTAATCCAGACCTAACAGTAGATCCAATACCACATGACGAACTAAGAGTTGATATACCAAGAAACTGTGTGTAATTCTTATCAGTATAATCAAAAAGACTATTTTCAAACTTTATAGTTCCTGTAGACCCAAATCCAACCGTTGAATCAACACTCAATATTGTTTCACCAATACCAGCAGTTTTTGTTACAAAAGTCTTACCAATTTGTCTAAATTTACCTACAAGACTACTTTGGTCTATAGAAACCTTATAATATTTTTTATTATCAATAACAGTACGTTCAACACTATAAATTGAACCACTTGTCTCTATTGGAGTTGTATTTTGAACTAAAGTTTCACCTTGAAGTTTTTCAGGATCACCTTCAAGAGATTCACAAATCAATACATCATTGACAATATAATCAGCAGCAGATGGTTTTAGAATATATTGTGAAGGTTGAATCATCTCAACCTTTTCATTATATAATGCTTTGAATAATATTTTGAATGCTTCTTCTGTTCCTTTTGACTTATAGAAATCTTTTGCTTGTCTAATAAAATTAGACTGATTAACCTTATCGTTTATATTCCTTTCTGAAAAACCTGGTAAAATCTGCTTCTTTAGATTTTTGAAAAAAGTCTGTAAGAAAACATTACTTAGATTATGAACCTTAGCATCTACAGCATGAGTTCCTATTCCAGTAACACTAAAAGTTAAATATTCAGGTTCGTTTGTTTTTGAATTACTTTCAACACCACTAAATCCACGAACACAACCAGTAAATGAAGTAGTTCCTATACCAGTATAAGTAATAATCTCATCATCAATCTTCAACAATCCCCATTTTGATGGCCAACCAGCAGTAGAATCAACATAAATTGTATCTTCAAATCCACTTATGTAAGTAGAAACTGAAGTGAATCCTGTTAGATTTTCTTTGTTAGAAAAATTTAGACCTTTATACTCAACTAAATTATCAGCAATATCAATAGAACCACCTTGAAATTCTTGAGAAATATAAAATTGTTTTATAAAATCTCCAAAAAGAGGATTCTCAGTGTCAATATACTCAGGTATTTGACTCTGAATAAGTTCATTAACTTGTACTTTAGTAAAAGATGTGGTGATCATTAATATGAACTACTTGTAGGTGTACCTGTTTGTGTTGATGATGTAGTTGAAGTTGATGATGTAGTTATTGTCGAAGAATTAGTATTTGCAGAATTAGAAATAATAGCAGTGCCTCTTACCTTAGATCCACCTGTTTGATAACTAGACTGAATATTGAATCTAGTTCCAGAAGTATTTTCACCAGAAGATATTGAATCTCTTCTCATGTAAAAATTACTCTTATCTACAGCAAATTGAAGATAAAGTTCATTTCTCGCTAAAACATCATTTGAATCTGGAACTGCTTGAACCTCAATAATATTATTAGTCAGTGTTGTAGAAGTTATATTCACAGTATCTATAATGATTTCTCCCTTCTCATAATCAACAGTTCCGAAGTTATTATCAAGAACATTTATTGTATCGTCAGTAAGAATTTGGAATAAGAACAACTTACCCTTCTTATGATCAATTTTTTCATCAGTAAAGTAACATGTACCAGATATTCCTCTTACACTAAATCCTGTAGATTTAATATTGTAATTAGTTTCGTTGCAATAGAAAGAATTCAAGAAACATAATTCATACTGCGTAAATTGATTTACTTTTGCTAATAAATTCCTTCTTATTCTTACATTGGTAATATTAGATGTTATGGAGTTATTAACATTATCAACCATCGAAAGAATTTTACTGTATTTGAACCTACCGCCAAATTTATTCAACTCTGTTCCAGATGCAAACTGATTTAAAGAATTTACAACACTACTTTTTACAGTATCTGGATCACCTGCAAAGTTTGGGTTATAGTAGATATAACTATCAATTTCAACATAGATAAATTTCAAATCTACAAAAGTAGGTACAATTCCAGCAACAGAATAACTTTTTAAAGATGCTAATATTTCTTTCTTAGTAAAGTTGGATAAGAAAGAACCATTCTTAGGTTTTGCTGCAACATAAACTCTACCGTATTGAGGTGGATCTAATTCTTCACCACCATAAGCACTGACAGATTCAATATTTGGATAAACAGAAGGAATTATTGCTTCATAATCACTAGCAGTTACTGCTCTATGTTGAGATGAATATAATCTAGGAGCATAGTACCTAACACTGTTAGTTGGTTCTATATTGTCACCATTTTGAGATGGTGTTTGTGGAGTAAGTAATGCACTATACCCATCTAACAATGCACTATTTGAATCTCTAAGTGTTCCTGCAAATTTGAACTCTTGTGCTCCATTTCCAGCAACACCTTCAGTTTTGATATAACTGACATTAATAATATTACCAGAATCTAACTTCATACCAAATACATCATCACCAAATAATAATTCATATTTCTCATCAGTAGTTTCTTGAATTAGATATATGTTAGATGTTGATGTAATGCCTAAAATATTATCTACTAACTTATATTCTACTTGAGTGCTGCTACTAGCGTTTTCTCTTATCTTTACGATTATAGTAGAAGTGTCTATACCTTCATTGGGCAAAATATATCTCTGATTATCACTTCCATCTACTACAAAACCTGCTTGTAGATATTGACCTTGAAAAATTTCTATTGTACCTTCAGATTCTCCATCCGTAGCAGTTCCAGTAACTGTTTCGGGTATTGAAAATATATATTGAGATCCAGATACTTCTCCATTGGCAATTACACCAGGTGCGAATGATATTGTATCTACTGTACTAGCAAGACCACTAACATAATAATCTACTGTTGCTTTTGCTGCTCTTTTAGAACGTGGAACATAACCAATATTACGTGCAAGAGATACAACATTTTCTCTCAATGTTGCAGAGTCAATGAAAGTCTCATTGACAACCATATTAGTATTATATGCAGTCTGATATGAATTATATGCTAAAAGGTTTATCAAAACTGACAGATTAGAACCATCAAAGTCCATATCTGTGAAATTTGAATTTTCCCTCAGATAATCTTTTATTGAGGTTTTTATATCCTCAAAATTTAAGTTTGTGTATTGTTGGAGTGCCATTATAGTCTAGTAGGTTCTAATATGAAGTTTATAGACTGAGAAGGAGATGATAGACCAATAATGTCATAATTTAGCGTAATGTCTAAACAGTTCCTATCAGGGTAATTACTCACAACAACATCTGTTAGTTTCACTCTTGGTTCATGATTTGATATTGTTGTCTCTATTTCAGATTTAATAGGATCTACATAATCATCTGTTGCTAATTCAAATAAAGATCCTGTAATCCTAGTTCCAAAATCATTATCAAAAAATATTTCACCTATTTTTATTCTAACCAAATTTTGCACAGAACGTTTTATAGCATCCTCATTCTTCAATGTTAGAACATCATTTGTAACAGGATGGCGTTTGAAAGACAGAGATATGTCTTTGAAACCTTGTGAAAAACGTTTGACTGGCACTAGGAAGATGCAATCTCGGTATATTTAGTTCTATTTAGAGGCAAAAAAAGACCTCCTCTGTCGAGAAGGTCTTTCTTGGATGCTCCGTAGCCTGATAGTCAGAGTGGTAAAACTCATCGGCAAGTGCTTGTGATATGTCAAGCATCTCCTCTTCGTCTACAGAAGAGAATTCCTTTACTCCCTCAACGTATATATCATACTTTTCCATATACCGTAATCATTCTTTACAGGTATCTATATAATTCTTGTTTTCTCATGCCCTACTCTACACTGTGGGTCACACCAGATTTCATATCCTGCCTTCAATGCATCAAGACAGAATGATACATCCTCTCCGCACATGTCTTGAACTTCACCAGAATCAAACACCTGCATCTGAGGTGCAAACCAAGGATAAGTCATTTCTTTATTTTCAAAGACACCATGTTTGATTAGTAACCAACCAAAACCAGTATAATCAACAGTAAATGGTTTTCTACGCTTTTGAATGCTGTCAACCATCTCATGATTCATTACCCCACCATTTTCTTTGAAATCATCTTCTTCCAACCAGTGAGCAACGGATGTTGTCTGACCATCTTCCGTAGCGTACCAACCAGCAGCAAGATCCTTGTCCATGCATACAATGCGATAAAAGTTTTCGAGGTTGAAAAC